TGCTTCTGCTTATACACAGGAAGATTGGATCGTCGAATCGGATAATACGGATCCTGTTGTGTATTCCGTATTACCAGCCACGGCGACATTTGTTCGGACGGACGAAGATATTGAAGCTCGAGTTGTGATTGAAATCTACGCCAAGTCGGATGAAGAAACAGTCGTCCGATATCGCTTGAGAGTTAATGGATGCAAAAATGGCACAGGCAAAGTTACCATCGCAAACATGGATTCTACTCTCATCAAGAACAATCGAATCTTTGATTGGGACATATCAGGGGGCCGCGTTTATGATATGTTGGCTGTGAGGGCTTGTGCTGCTGCAATTGAAAAACTTAAAGAAACAAAACAAGGACCTTCAGGTGTGAAAAATAAAGACGTTTCTGTGTGAAACATGTTGCAGCCTGCATCAAAATAACAGGAATTGGTGTTATTGGCGCTAGTTATGGTTGGTTTGAGTAGTAAAAACGTGAATTTTAAACAAATGAAAGATAAGGAAACTATAAAATGAATATGTCTCAATTTAAACTAACTTCGGTTGTCTCAGGTATTGCGACAGTTGCTGTTCTTGCTAGCAGTTTTTATACGATTGACGCGGGTGATCGAGGGGTTGTTTTGCGCAATGGTAAAGTGGTTGGTACTGCAGATCCTGGCCTGAATTTTAAACTCCCCATTGTTGATTCTGTGAAAAAAATTAGTGTTCAATCACAGGCACGAGTTTATGAAAATGTGCTTGTGTATAGCCGAGATCAGCAAACTGCTAATCTTCAAATCTCTGTTAACTATCGTCTACCTGCAGGTGAAGTGGAGAAGATTTACACTGAGTTCGGCGGCGCCAAAGGTCTCGTTAGTCGTACTCTTGACCGCCAAGTGCCAGAAGAAGTTAAGAATATCTTTGGCCGATTCAATGCAGTAACTGCAATCCAGGAACGGGAACGCCTTGGCCAAGAAATTATGGCTGCAATTCAAAAGACTTCTAATGGTCCTATGATGATCGTTGAGTCTGTTCAAATTGAAAATATTGACTTCTCAAAGGCTTACGAAGATAGTATTGAACAGCGTATGTTGGCTGAAGTCGAAGTTCAGAAGGTACAACAAAATGCTCAGCGTGAAAAGGTGCAAGCCGAAATTAAGGTGATTCAAGCCAAGGCTGATGCGGACGCTGTTATTCTTCAGGGTAATGCCGAAGCTTCTGCAATTAATGCCCGCGGTAAAGCACTTCGTGATAACCCAGGTTTGGTTGATTTGGTTGCGGCTGAAAAATGGGATGGTAAATTGCCTACCACGATGGTGCCTGGTTCATCTGTGCCATTTATTAATGTAGCAAAATGATGAAAATTGTCTGGTACGGTGTTCCAACTGTATGCATAGTACTCTTCTTTTGGAGTACTATTACTGGTATTAACAGAATGGTATTGCGCGAAAATAATAATAAGTTCCATGCAATGATTTTGGGATGCAAATTTTTAGGACCCGTACCAGATTTAGAAAATGTGTTGTACTTTGATTGCAAAGACAACATTGAATTTCACAAAGAAATTGACTGGGTTAAGGGTTAATACAAATAATTTACACGTATTCTTATTTGGTTTATAATTAGTTTATGCTTACATCACAAATCATCAAACAAATCGCCTCCACTGCTTCGACTAATGCAAAGAAGGAATTCCTGCAACGAAACGCTTCAGATCAAATTTTGAAGCAGTGTTTCTATTACGCATACAATCCGCGGTTCAATTACTGGATTAAAGCGGATGGACTTGCCACTTCGGCTGGACTTGGTAACGTAAATCTTGATACATTTAAGAAACTTGATGTTCTAATCAACCGCGAAATCACAGGGAACTCGGCCCGTGATTTCATGACCCAGTATCTCAATACTCTGACAAAAGAAGATCAAGAACTTGTGGTTAATATCATGAACCACGATTTACGCTGTGGCGCTTCCGATACATTGGCAATGAAAATTTGGCCAAAGCTTGTTCCTGAATATCCAGTGATGCTTTGTGATAAATTCAACGAAAAAACTCGTACATATCTTGAGAAATTTGAGAATAAATGTGGCTACAATGTTTCCTGCAAAGAAGATGGTGGCCGTGTTCTAGTTACGGTAGATGCAGATGGTGTGGTTGCTGCTAGGTCTCGGAATGGTTCTGAGTTGAATGTTTTTCATCTATTTGATAATGACTTTAAAAACTTTCCTGGTCAAGTATTTGATGGTGAGCTTATCATCAAAAATCCAGATGGTACACCAGATCGGAAACGCTCAAACGGCTTATATAATAAGCTTGTGCGCAACACTGCTACAAAAGAAGAAGTTGATCTGTTTACAATCATACTGTGGGATATAGTTCCTCTCGATCAGTATCTTCTGGGGGTTGGTACAGTTCCTTATTCTGAACGGTGGTTATCTCTGAATAAAATTGCTTCAACCTGGTCGCGCCGGGTTCGTCTCATTGAAGGCAAGAATGTGCAAACGATTGATGAATGTCTTGAGTTTTACGAACAGATGCGCGACCGCAAGCAAGAAGGTGCGGTTATAAAAGTATTAAATTCTGTTTGGGAAGATAAACGTTCTAAGAACTCAGTGAAGCTGAAAAACGAATCAGAAGGTGATTTTCTTTGTACTGGAATCGAAGAGGGTCAAGGAAAGTATGTCGGTATGATTGGTGCTCTTGTTTGTGAAGATTCAACTGGCCAACTTAACTTTTCTGTTGGTACTGGTCTTAAAGATGAAGATCGTCAAAAAGATCCAAATGAATATATTGGTAAAATCATTGAAGTGAAATTTAACGAAGTCATCACTAGCAAAAATAAAACTACATCTAGCTTGTTTTTGCCTGTGTTTTCTACCGTGAGATTTGACAAAAAGATTGCCAATTCTATAAGCGAATTGCAGTAAATGTCTGCTGATTATTCAACAATTATTAACTAAGAGGTATTAAAATGAGTAAATTCACATTTCATAATGTAGATGACACCGGAGTCGTGGCCACAATCGAATTTGAATCTGAAACTTGGCTGGATGCATTTCCACATTTTTTGAATCTTTGTCGTGCAAGTGGGTTCGTTGTCGATACAAATACCAGATTGTATGCACCAACGGCCAGTGAAACTTTGTTTGACGACCGTGATTTTTTATTGTTTGACTCTGATCTTAAAGAGTCAGACGATAATACAAAACATTCTGGTTGCTATTATGATTCAGACCGTAAAGACCGTAACCAATAAGTCTGCGGCCGGTGTATCCGGTTGTTTAATACAAGGTGTCAATCAAATCTTTTTTAGAGTCTATGATGATCAGGGTAAGTTCATAGACTATGCAATTTTCCATTCAGATCTTTTTGTGACTATTAAAGATCCGGATGCTTTTTTCTATCATAAGGATTCTGGTGTCTATAACGACATTTTGGATCATTCTCCTTCGACATTGGGCATTAAAACATGAAAGTTAAATTAGTAGGATATACTCAGCCCTCAGAAGAGTTTAAAGATGATTTTTCTTCTGTTAAAGATTTAGTCGCGTTTTGTGCTCGAGTTTCAAATCCAAATAATCAGTTTAACACTGCTACTTCGGATAAATTAATCAAATATTTGATTAAACACAAGCATTGGAGTCCGTTGGAAATGGCTTCTGCTACACTTGAGATTGAAACTACCAGAGACATTGCAAGACAATTACTTCGTCATCGTAGCTTCTCGTTTCAAGAATTTAGTCAGAGATATGCTGATCCAACAAAAGATTTAGATTTTGAATACCGTGATGCTAGGTTACAAGATTTACAAAATCGACAAAATTCTATTATCACTGACAATACAGAACTAGATACAGAATGGAAAAATAGACAAAAGCAAATTCTGGATTTAGTAAAAACAAATTATCGATGGGCAATGGATAATGGAATTGCCAAAGAACAAGCAAGAGCAATTCTGCCCGAAGGTATGACAAAATCTAGACTTTATGTGTCAGGCACTATTAGATCTTACATTCATTATATTGAAGTGAGAACCGAAGAATCTACACAGTTAGAACACAGGCAACTAGCACAAGCGGTTTCCGAAGCAATTTCAAAAATCTTTGAAATTTAATGTAATTTGCTAAATCAAACGTATGAAAAAACTTATAGTAATTCTTCTTTCTGCTTCTTTTCTTTCTGCTTGCGGTAATCCAGCATCATTTAAAGTAGAAAACAAAGTTAAAGAATACCCAACGTACGGGTTTTTAAACTCAGATACTCAGAAAAGCGAAAAGATTTGCTATGAGGTTTCAGTCGGAAATGTTGTTTGGTCAATCATTTTGATTGAAACGGTAGTTGCGCCTGTTTATTTTATCGGGTTTTCATTATTCAACCCAGTGTCGGTCAAGAATGTTAGCGGCACTTGCCCGGGCATAGATTCATGATTCTTATCTGTAACTCGTGTGGATGGGTTCATTTTGGCGTAACTAAGGAAGTTGCTCGGAAAAGTATCATTACTAAATTTAAATTACCATAAATTATCAAAGCATTCATTTGATTAACAACGAAAGAAATTATATGGGTTCTAAAGCTAAATCGGTTTATTTGTCTATCTATCCTCGTGGTTCATTAAAGAGGGTTTTCACAAAAATGTTCTTTGATGCAAAATCTTATAATGAGTATATCAAAGGAGAAGAATTCCTAAAGACTTATCCAAAAGAAGAATTTGAGTACGTCAAAGAAGTTATGTAAATTAATTTACACATATTCCTTAATGTAGTATAATAAACCATCTTCTGAAACTCAAAGGAACATAATGAAATATACACTGATCACATCTAAGGGTAAAGCTATTACATTTTATTCCCTTGAAGCCGCGGTTATTTTTCCAACAAGCATACGACGGCGTTATTTTTACTAATGATATTTTAACTAATATAGTTACTGTGTAATTATCTATACCGAAACAAAGGAATTAATATGGATCTCGTTAGTATTGTTGTTGTTGGTTTGACTCTCGTGTATATTGTAGCGGCTGTTGTGTTCCCGGATAAATTCTGAACCACAAAGGAATTAAAATGAAATTTGTAAGTGCTTCCAGAGCAATAGAACCCTCATCCAAGGGTGTTTCATCTAATATTGCTGGAGAAAAGAATGATTGTGCTATCCGAGCTGCAGTAAATGTTACCGGTAAAGATTATCAATACGTTCATGATATATTTAATTTTTATGGACGTAAACTGGGTCATTCTAGTGGGGGCCCAGTTTGGATCAAATCATACAACCAGCTCGGGTTGAAACCTATGTATTCATTTGGTAGTACTAATGCCGCTAAATACGAAGTTAGAATGTATGATGGGTTACTTGGAATCGAATTGATTAAAAAACCAGGTATCACAATCAAAAAGTTTTTGAAATGTTTTCCTGTCGGTAAGTTTCTGTGTATGTCAAGAAATCATGCATTCGCTATCATTGATGGTGAACTGATTGATTACACCACTTTGCTTATCAACACAAGAATTACTATTGTTTTTAAAGCATAAAATGAAAACTCTACTCCGGACATTAGAAACCGAGCCCTCGGTGAAAATCAAATTCATCACGAAGAAAAACACAATTCGTATCATGGAATCTACTCGTAATTTGAATTATATTCCAGATAAACAACGTGCCGGGCTGAACACACCTATGTACACTAAACCCGGCATTATTTGGGTGTACGATTTGATGGTTAAAGATTGGAGAGCAATCCGAGAAGATGCAATAATTCAAAATGAAAATAAATAAAATTTATCTCGATCTCGATGGTTGTGTATGTAACTTCAAAAAAGCATATGAATGCGTTGAGATGGCAAACACACCAAGAAAATTTCGTACTTGTGTGACTCACTTAAGAATTTTTGAAAATCTCGAGTGGATGCCAAACGGTAAGAATTTGGTAGATCTTCTCAAGTCTACTGGTGTGCCCGTGGAAATTCTTACGTCACGTGGAACTCATGATAATGCAGTTGGGGAAGAAGCAATTCGTCAAAAGAATTTATGGCTCGATGACAATGGAATTGAATTCCCTAGAAATTTTGTAAAAATTGGTATCGACAAACGGAATTATTCTGCTCACGGATCTCTTTTGATTGATGATACGCCAAAAGTAATTGAAGCATTTAGCTCAGGGTTAGGTCAAGGTATCTTATATGAGGATCACAAGTTTCAAGAGATGAAAACAACGATTATGACAATGACACTTATATGAAAAAAATAAACAAACTTGGCAAAATAACACCAGTTGAAGCAGAAATTTGTAACATTCTTTTAGAAGAATCGGCCGAAGTAGTTCAAGCAGTAAGCAAAGTATTTCGATTTGGTTGGTTGAGTTGTCATCCGGACAAGCCAGAATTTACTAATAAAGAACACTTAGAAGAAGAATGTGGTGATTTATTGTGTATGATTAAATTGTTATGCGATAAAGAAATTCTAGATATGGATAATATCTCCAGATCGGCCGAATATAAAATGGCCAAGTTGGGAAAATACTCAAATATAAAATTATGAAACTCAGATGTAAAGTAAATGATTTGGCTTTTATAGGCAAAGCGCTTTGCCCCGTGAACACCGGCCGAGTAGTAACATGTAAAGAACTGCTCGGAAATTTCATACTCGGTGAAAAGATTGTTTTTGGTGGTAAAGCATGCATATCACCATATAGTGGTTATATGTGGTTAGTTTCTTCCCCAGGAATTTTAGAAACACAATGTGGACATTCTAAAGAAGGTATTATACCAGACTCATGGCTTATTCCGATTCGGGCAGAACCATCGGAAAATTCTGAAGAAGAAATTGCTGAGGATCTTGGCAAAGAATTAGCTTATATTGATGAAGGAAACTAAAATGAGCTTAGATGAAAAAACATTTGGTGATACACCTGCTGCTATGTATCTGGCTCGAGCATTGAATGAGTTGAACTCATTAAATATGTCTCGGTCTGCTGGTAAGCGGATTACTGCTACACGGCAACAGGTAGCAGAACTCGAAGAAGCATATGTAATTTCTGCACTATCTCCCAAGACAATTGCTAACTGTCTACGGCTGATGCGACTTGAGATTACAAGTCAGGAAAACCCTTACACCGATCATGGTAAGGAACGATTGATTGAACAGTTGATTCGTAATGTCCAGATCGGGTATA